CTGGGCAGCAGCCTCTCCTTGCGTTTACTATTTGCAAACCCCTCTTTGCTTGTGGCTTGTGACTTGGGTGCCCGGGCAAAGTAGTCTGCATAGTATAAAGCATCCATAATGTCATCATTACGGGGCTTCGGGTGCTCAAAGAACTCATCGACTATCTCAGTCATCTCTCTTCTAATGTATAACTTCTTTGAATTAACGATAGGGCCAAGGGAAGTTTCCAGCCTATCTTCTTTTTTTATCCTGTTGGGCGGCTTGACACCCTTGAAGATTCCGGGCATGAGTCTTTTTTCATTGGCACTCATGCGGGTCACCATGTCCCTGACCATCTCCTGAGCCGCTACGGTCTCAATGGTCACCCGCTTTACGGGGCTATATTTCTTAGCCAGCTCTATAATCTTAGCTGGCACGTCAAATGTGGGTATTCTTTCCCTAAAGTATTCTAATACATAACGATTGTTCCTTGAATCAATCCCCATGACCAGTATCACCTGAAAGTCTGAAGTGGCGGTGGCTGTAGCCGCAAGGTCAACACCTAGATAAATATTGATAGGAATGACATCATCATCCTCCATAAGGTAATTAAAACCATTCATAAGTCTTCGCTCACCGCTATAGTGCTGGATTCTATCTATCTTAAAGGCTGCATTGGATATATCCCGAGCATCGTTCATATACTCCTGAGCATACTTATTTACTAAACCAGCCTCAATAAACTCTTGTTTCTTATGTTTTAACTTTGTAAGGGGGAATTGTTCGGGCCACAGAGCCTTTCCATCCTCTACCGCCCTATGAAAGTAGACATCCCACGGATATGGGCGATTATCCTTCTTGGCTTTCTTATGTCCATCGTATGTCATCTGCAAGAAACTATCATAATGAACAATAGTACCGGCTAACCATATCCAACCCTCATTACCGGGTGACTCCTCTAAAGCAGGATAGATTGTAGATACTACCCACTTCTTAATCTCAGAGCGGCGCTCCGGTGTCTTAGTATTTAACTCAGACTCGAAATCATCTAATATGATGCCCGTATACCTCACATCTACCTCAGCACGTCCCCTTAGACGCTGACTGGTACCTTTGGCTATAATTCTGTCCCCCTTGGGAGTCACTAAATCTTTCTCTGTCCACCTTTTGCCCATAGTACCGCCATCCATGTTACCAAAGTAGTATTTAATGGTCTTATTGGTTTCAAGGTGGTAACGCATATATTTCAAGTGGTCAATGGCCTGACCCTGTTCTTCTGATACCCAAGCAATAAAGTTCTGGTCATCCTCACCAGCAAAGCAAAGTTTATGTAAAATAGCTGATTTAGATAGAATTGACTTGCCAAAGCCACGGGGAAGTATAATACAAAGACGCTCACCCGGTTTGGTAGAGATAAGTCTTTTAGATACGGTATAATGACAAGAGGGCGAAGCACTCTTATACATGAAGTCCTTGGGTAGAAAGGCCCTTCCGAAGAATAACAGGTCTTGATATGACTTAGCGAGTATATCATCCCGGCGAGCCATCTCTTCCGGGGGTGGTATAACGCTAAATGTCTCTATCTTCTGCTTCTTCCCTTTCTTTCCGGGCAATCTTTCTCGCCTTGATAACTCCTCTTTTACGTCTTTTGTTTTCAATTGTTAGTTTTTTCCTTAAACGCTTCCTTGCCTTGGCTGCTTTATTGGGCACTATTACTTTTTTCTCCTACCAACCTTCTTGGCATACTTCTTAGCTGCCTTTTTTCCGGCTTTAGTGTAAGCGAACTTCTTTTTACCTACTTTAGGCATAATTGCTCCTAATCAGTTTAATCTTGTAAATCACACTACCCCAGCGTATTTGCTTAGGATACTGCCATATCTTCCTATTGAGACGCATTCTCTTCGATTAGACCCGACTCAAAGGCTTTAAGTTTATCTTTTGTAAAACCAGTGAACTCCTGTATGAGTGAAATGGAGTCTGTTTTCTTATCGGTGCTCAATAATCCCGATATCTTCATTAATGTTTCTAATGCTCTTAGCTTGTCCCCATCACGGGCACCAGCCTTATCTACCACTGATTTAGCGTTTTCGAGCAAATAGGTCTTGGTAATACCCAAATCATCCATCAACTCTTCAACTTCTTTGTTAATCAATGTTCTTATCCTCTTTTGTCTTAATAAAATCTTAGAACGATTTATCGCATAACGACGGTTCTTCGTCTTATAGACCGTCAAATAGGCGTCAGCAGCGTCCCGGCCCATGGCAACCATCTTAGCAAAGAGCTTCTCGCGGGCAGAAATGTACCTACTGGTCTTATATTTGGTAAAAGTGTAGATATCTGCCGCTGGTTCACCAGAGAGCTTCACCCCATCAGCAACAAAGACCGTGCCAAGTAATGTCCGCAAGTAGTCCGTATCCTGATGATATTGATTACTATACATCACAGCACGCCTTAATACACTGAATACCTGCCCATCATCGCTTAAAGCCCACTCTCCCTCTTGTGCTTTACGCCAATCACCCTTTAATTCTTCTTTTTTATGGTGTTTGCGGAACTCTGACTCATCCTCGTATAAGTGGTAATCAACACCACTAATGGTCTTTACGTACAAACTACGCCTCTGCTTTGATAAAGTCGGGCTCCAACAGCTCAATTAACACCGGAGACTCTATTTCGTCAATTAAGAGCAGTATCTCCATCATGTACATATAATCTCCAGTCTCCCGAAACTTGCACGACAACGACTTGAGAGTGTCTATCGCGGGGCCTAGGTCTAAGATGTCAATGCTGGGGTTCGTTTCCATGGTCAGAATATACTATTATTTTATATTTTGAAACAAGATGAAAATAAGGGTTGACTTATATAGGTCAAATCAAATAAATTCTTTTGTCGGTTGAGACAGTAATAATATTATTAGTATATTAATATATTAAGTACTTACTATAATACTATAATAGTATAATAGTACTATAGTATAATATTATAATATTAAAAAAAAGAAGAGTATAGTATATATTAAGTATAGTAAGTATTAAGTATAGTAAGTATAGTACCGCGAAATAGTAGAATAGTACCCGCGAATCCTCCCCCACCTCAAACTTTCAAAAACTTCTAAAAAATAATATATATATGCGCGTGTGTCTTTTATTTATGTGGTACGCCCCCCCAATCGGTTTCAGGTTGAAATAATCGGGGTTGAAAAAGTCAATACCGAATGGCTCAGGTTGAAATATATGGTACGGGCTGGAACTGGCCGGGAACTTTCAGGATATATCTGCGTTGCAAATAGCGTAAGCTATTTGACAATGAGACAATCACACACTCCCCAAGGTGCGTGTGGTTGGTGCGGACGTCCCAAGGGGCAGCGTCCAATAGATTCCCCGATGGTGTATCCCCGTATATATTCAACGCTCTTACCGACGTACTGGACTCTACTTGTTTATGTAATGCGGATACGATAAAATGGGAATTTCGTGTAGATACTAAACCATAAATAACCACCCTATTTATAGGGTAGAAGGGACATATAACAATGTCTACTTATTACGATAATGCCTCCGATATCATAGCATCCGCCAACGGTATACCCAATGGGGCGAGCCTCATAGATGGAATAGTTCCTGATTTATCAGTACAATCTCACAATGAGATTATATCTGTAGAATCAGCGGACATTCCAGAAAACGTAAACGGCGGGAAATATGACCCGTTTACTGAAATAGAAATCTTATCATTACGTAACAGTGATGGATTTTTATCAAATAGTAAGAATGTCAGGGTTAAGCGTGAAAGTGGTAAATATCTGGAAGCTGGTACAGTTAGTCCAAATTACCTACTAATTACCAATCAGGAAGTAAATGAAGTATGTACCCAAATACGGGACGAATCTGGTATGGAATGGGAGCATGATAAAATATTCTTTGATGGCAAGCGCTTCAGGAATGTTTATCGGACTGAATCAATCCAGCGAACATTGGCCAATGGCGACGTTGCCTACCTGATGTTTACTGAATTAAACAGTTATGACGGCTCAACTACCGCTGGATTCAGGGTTGATTTCATGATTCTGGTTTGTCAGAATGGAATGGTTTCCCCTAAATATGGCTGGGACTCTAAGTTTCGCCATTCTTTGGGGAATGTCAACTGGCAGGAACAAATACGGGCTGGAGCCTTGGCCTTAACCGGTCATAAGACTGATATCAAAATGAATCAGTTTGCTGAAGCTTGCAACAGGTTACACAATCCACTGGATATGGGTAAACTGGCCACAATACGTCAAAACCATATTGATAAGCTACCTAACCTCAGATATGGTGAAATACTCACTAAATACCATGAGGAAAACGGTTCCAGTATGTGGGATTTGATGCAGGCCGGAACGAATAGCCTATGGCATCGTGAGAAAATGACCAGCGCCGACTTCAATAATAACGGCCTGTTTGTTGATGGATTGCTGGATTACGGTAAATCTCAGGATTT